GCTAATGCCTTTTCAGTGAAAGTATCATATACAACTCTTTCATAATTTCTAAACTTATGATATGTTAAAAATCCAACATTAAAATCATCAGATCCTGTAACAGCAATTGTTTGAGATGCTGCACCAGCATTGAATACAACTTGATGAGGAACTGTAACCATTTTACATTCGGCTACAGCACCAGTTCCATTTCCTCCACTTATCGAAACTTTAGGAATATCAACATAATCGAAACCTGGATCCAGAACTCTTATTTCTTCTAAACTACCTCTAGTTGCCACATATCCAGTCGCTCCTGCTCCTACACCATCGTTAATTGCTAGTTGAGGTGGATTTATAACATCATACTTTCTTCCACCACCTGTAACGTCTATAGACTTGATATCTCCATAATAACAAAGATCTTGGGATTTGTAACTTAATACCTCAACACCATTAATTAAAATACCATTATATCCAATTCTTGTTTTATATTTTTTACCATCATAAACTGGCATATCAATTTCTCTAAACAATTCTTGAGGTAGAATTTGTTTATTATGAAATTCATATTTTTCAAAGGTATTATTTGTTATTTCAGTTGTTACAGTTGACTCTGATACCTTTTGATAGTTTCCATCATATAAGTTTGAACGAGATTTTGCTAATCTTATATCAAATTGATTTACTCTTTCTACAAAATATAATCCTTCATTAAAAAGAAAACTTGAAACTGTTCCGTCATCTGATTTTTGTGGTGTATAGTAAATAGCATCACCACTAAAGAAGTTATGATCTTTTGGTAACGCAGCATTTGCTGCATCAGTTGCTATTCCGATAATAGTTTGACCACCAAGAAAAGTTCCCGATAAAGTTATCTTCTGTGTATTTGGATTTAATTTATGACTTGATCCATAAGTTGGTAAAGAGTTGGATGCAACTAAATTCTTTAATTTAGAAAGTGTATGAGCATATCCAACCTCTTCCATGTAAACATTTTGAATATTTGCAGCGTAATCATTTAAATGTGAGTGATTATCATCAGCACCAGAACCATAGTTCACACCACCACCAGATCCATCTGAGTTTGGTTTTGATAAAACTTTTGTTACTGAAGCAACTGCAGTAAGATCACTTATAGCAGATCCTAGCATTCTAAATTTTACATTACTAAGAACATCAGTAACAGCGTATGTTCCACTTAAAGTAGCATTTGCAGTTTGAACTGATATAGAGTCATTTAATCTTATTCTATGAAAATCTTTTGTAGTAACTTCATAAGTTGGGCCTGAAGCATCCTGTAATGTAATAGTATCAATATTATATTTTGGTTGAACGTTAAATACCCAGTTATTTGATTTAAAGTCAGTTACTTTAGCAATCTTACCTAAAGACTTTAATTTTATCTTTGCACCCTTTCTTTGATAAAAAGTATCAGGAAGTTCTATACCACTCAATACACCTGTTATTCTGCAACGTATGCCGTCTGTAGTGACCCCTGCGGTGCTGTTTGCTTGCCCCATAGCATAAACATAAGCATTCTGTTTAATTGATGTAGCATCTTTAATTGTGGTAGTTATACCAATTGTGCTTATACCTAAAAACTGAGTAACGTTAGTTCCTGAATATGTGCAAATTCCAGTGGTTCCATTCTTATATTTGAATGTAAGTACTCCAGTATCAGGGAAACCTATTGTTGAGTCAACATCAATGTAAGTTTGTGCTGCTCCGACTTCTCCGACATTCTTAGAATTAGCATGGATAGAAAAATTACCATAGAGTAATTCATCAGAACTGCCTGTTCCGAAAGAGGCATCAATACTAACTTTATAATATGTTTCAGTTAAAAGACCAACTCTAACCCTCTCAACCATTGAAACAGGGCCATATGCTCTAGATAGATTCTCTATAGGATCTTGAAATAGTGTTTTATTCTCAAGATCCATAGGATCGCCTTGTATTGCTTCAACTATGATGTCACGGGTTTTTCTATAATTTGCATCTGATGGTGCAATCACATAGTCAGCAGGTCTAACAATGTCTACTTCTTCGTTATATAATGATTTAAACAATAATTTAAATGATTCATCAGTTCCTCTTGAATTATAAAAATCTTTTGAGTGACGAATAAACTGTGGTTGATTTAATGCAGGGTTTAAATCTTTTTGGAAACTTGGTAAAAATTGCTTTTTAGATTTTTTTAAAAATTCTTGTAAAAATAATGCACTTAAATTATTAACTTGCCCACCACTTGTTCCAACACCAACTGCATGAGATGCTGCTTTGGATGTTGAAAATACAAATTCTTCTGGTTCATCAGGATTAGTGAATGATGTAATTCCACTAAATCCACGAATACATCCAGTAAAAGCAGTTGTTCCTATTCCAGTATATGTAATTATTTCATCATCTATCTTTAATAAACCATAATTCTCAGGAAATCCAGTTGTATCTTTAACAAATATAGTTTGATCAAACTGACCAACAGCACTTGAAAGAGTTGTAAACCCAACAATATTACCAGATTTGTTTAATTGTATGTAAGAATCTAAATTACTGATTATGTCAATTGGGCCACCTTGATATTCTTGCCCTTGATAATATGCACTTAAAAATTCACCGACTAAAGGGCTGTCATCTCTCACATAAGAGGGAAGTTGATCTTTAACAACCTTATTAATTTGAACTCTTTTTTCGGTCATGTGTTATCTTACGATCTTTCTGTCTGTATAACTTGATGTAACTGTATATGTTGATCCTGATGGGTCTGCACCTGAAGCAATTTCATCAACAACCATCTCTACGTTACTAGTATCTAGTTGCAAATAAAGATCCTGTAATCCGATTACATCATTTGATTCTGGAACAACAGAGATTTCCATAATTTGTTGAGCATCTTTTGTCTTACCTGAGACAATATTAATCGGGTTAAGAGTAATTCTACCAGTAGCATAATTAACAACACCTACATTTGATCTTTCAATCATTGGAGTTGTTGAACCTGGTGCATCTAATGAGAACAAACCAAGAGATCCTGTCTTTTTATCAGTGTTTGGAAGGTCATAAAGGTAGACTTCATTAGCAATATCTAATACTTTGAAGGCACTAGAGCGAATATTAAACCCATCCATAGATGAAATATGAAATTGATTACCAAAATCAATAGCATATTCTGCAAATTGATCTATAGCTAATCTCAAATCGCGTCTCATTTCAACTGTTGTCACGTTAGAAGTGACAGATTCATGACTTTGATCAATAACTTTGAGGAATTTACTGTATTTGAACCTTGCTCCATACTTATTTAACTCAGCAGAAGCAGCTAATTTGTTAATATTGTTCAAAATTGTCGATGAAACCATCAATGGATTGGGTGCAAGACTTGTATTATAGTAAACATTACTATCAGTCTCAAGGTAGAGATACTTGAGATCGAGTATTTCAGGCACAATCCCTGCTACAGAGTATTTTCTAAGGTCTCTTTTGATATTTTCCTTAATTGCATTAGGAACAAAGTCTCCAGTTCTTGGTTTTATGCTAATAAACACCTTTCCATACTGTGGAGGAACTAGTTCTTCACCACCATAAACTGAAATTGACTCAGTTTCTGGGTAAATTTTGTTCGGAATTAAAATTTCATAGTCATTTGAGGTCAAAGCACGGTTTTGAGTGCCATAAATCTGCGGTGCATACTTCTTAACTGAGTCAACGCTCTCAATTTCGTCTCCACCACTAGAGGGAGTGTTAGCAGTAACAATGGAAATGCCACTAGTTATGGTGTTTTCGACTGCATTTCGGTTATAAGTGCATTTTCCAGAAAAACCAAGGTTGCTAATACCGTTAGCTTCTGATCCATTTGAGATAATATACGAAACTTCAACAATATTTCCGTCTGAAAGTTGTTTTCCGAAGATTCCATCACCAAAAATGATCTCATATTGCTCATCTTCGATCTCTTGAATGTAATAAATGAGTGAATCTTTAGTTATTGAACTTCCTGTAACCGCATCGAACAAACTATCCTGTCTTGTGTAACTTGAAAGTAGAGAAGAAGTCGAACTTGGTCTTACATAGACCTCTAAAGTGCTTAAATCGATCCCTGCGTTCGATAAAATGAACCTCTGATTGATATTATTTGAAGAATATGGGAATTTTTGGTCAATTACAGTGCCTTCTTTAACATCTAACTCTAAAAATGAAGCAACTCCGTCAATTACAGGTTTTGTAATTTCTTTTGTAATACCAAAAACGAAAGATTGACCACCAAATGCGTTTGAAGAAGCAACTGGGCCTTTTTTTAAGGTAATTGTTGTTGGTGGAGGTGTAATTCCTGGTTCTACGGTGAAATTTATCGTTGCAATTGACGCTTTTTTCGATCTTGGCACATATCCAATGTTTCTAGCAAGTGCAACAACGTTTTCTCTAAGAGTTGCACTGTCAATAAAGACCTCATTTGAGATCATATTGGCATTATATGATGTAATATAGGTATTATATGCTAAAACGTCTAAAATTGTTGACAGGTTTGATCCCTCGAACTCATAATCCGTGAAATTCGAGTTGGATTGTAAATATTGTTTGAGTGTTTCTTTAATCTGGTCGAAATCCAGACTAGTAAAGTTTAAAAGTGACATTTATCGTGATGGAAGCAAGGCAAATTCTAATTGTGAGGGAGGTATATCCACACCAATGATTCTATATGTAATTAATACGTCAAATTGATTCTCATCAAAGTTAGGTTCTACTTCTAGGTCAATTAATTCAACTCTAGGTTCATAATTTGTCAAAGAAGATCTAATTTCATCTCTAATTGATACAGCAGTAATATCATCAACATTTTCAAACAATATTTCACTTACACTTGATCCAAAATCAGGGTCAAACAACTTTTCACCAGGTGTAGTCGATACTATATTACGCACAGCTCTCGCTATTGCGTTTTCATTCTTCAAAGTAATCAA